AAAATATTACATAAACAATGACATACAGCCCGCCACTACCGTAACCGACAGAGAGATGAACGCACAACTTGGAGGGCTTGGATTTATGTCCTTGGGTATTGATTTTATTGTAAGCTAAAGAATATGGCACGAACGATAACAGCTATTAAGGCGGAGATGACCGCTGTATTTATGAACAATTCAACGGCGGCTTCTGTTTGGGGTTTCACCGTAGGCGATGATTTCGATGCAACTTTTTCAAAAGTCAGTGTGGAAAGTATCCTCATCTATGTGTTTGCTTTTGCAATTAATACGGTGGAGCAAATATTCGATACGTTCAAAGCCTATGTTACAGCACTTATTGAAGCTAAAACGCCCCACACGGCAAAATGGTATAGAGACAAGATGCTGTTGTTTATGAAAGATCAGTTATTAATTGCAGACACAGATACTTACGATATAAGTTTAATGACAGATAGTGATATAGCAGCCGCAAAAGTAATTAAATACGCTGCTGCTGTGGAGAATTCGGATAGCTCTATGTTGACAATTAAGGTCGCCGGGGAGCTGGCCGGTGAGCGTGTTCCGTTTGATTCCAACGTGGAGGCACAAATATCGGCATACATTCACGAAATTAAAGATGCAGGTGTTCGTATTGGGCTGGTTAACCAAGTTGGTGACTCATTTAGCTGCGAGGTGGATGTGTATTTCAATCCGCTGCTTGTACCCAATGACGTGAAAGATACTGTTAACGCTGCTATTGTTAACTATATAGAGAACCTGACGTTTAACGGAGAATACAGCAACATGGCATTAGTTGACGCTATTCAGAAAGTAGATGGTGTGGAGATAGTAGAATTCAAATGGGCAAAATCGGCTGATGCCGGCAGCTCTGTACTGGAACTAATAAATGCCAAGAAGGTGCCGGTTGCCGGTTATTTTAAGGCTAAGGACATCATAATAAATATGAATGCTCATGCTGTTTTATAAAATTGATTTGAAACGACATATTGCGACGGCATTGCCTTCGTCGTTGCGACAAACCGGATTGCTTACGTTTGTCTGGTCGGCGGTAGCGTCGTTGACTTCGCTTTATAACAAGTTCACTATATACCGAATTGCAACTACCTACCAGTTGAGCCATAACGGACAGGTTTGTTACCTGCGGGGAATGCTGAACGATTCTTTTGATAATATCCTTCGGAGGATAATGGTTGAAGATGCCGGTACGGTAATAGAACCAGCACGTATCTTTTGGCGCAGTGAGGATAAAACAAAACGCATTTACCGACGCAGTGAGGGCAAGGAATGGATAATTAATCGCCGTGGTTTTGGAGCAACCGGAGCATACGATTTTGTTATTAAAATACCGCTTGATCTGTCACTATCGGCTGCTGAACTCACTCGAATGAAAGCGCTTGTAAATAGCTATAAACTGGTAAGTAAACGATACTCAATATTATTCGTATGAATAGAGGTAATTTTTTAGGGCAACCAAACAGGGACTTTCCTGTAGATTGCGAAACGCTCGATTTTATTCAGGCCAACGAGGTTCTCATATCGGTGCTCGGACAGATAGCAGGTGACAAGGTTATACTTGCCGGATGCACCAAGACCGGTTCGCAAGTTGCGCCTGGTTATGTTTATTTGAAAACAGCGCAATATCCAGATGGTGAAGTTTTACGCTTTGACGGTGGAACTATCGACGCGGTAAACACAACCGTATACATTGCAGAGATAGCCGTGAATGTGTCTGCATCCGGTTACAATTACCCGCAAGCATATTACATGCGATCGCTAAAGGCCGGTCTTGGTACCGAACAATTTCTTTGGTCTGATTTTTCGCCGATAGAAACCAATGCAACCTTAAAAGCACGTTGCAAAGCTCTCGAAGACGAAGTGGCGCTACTTGCTCCTATTCCGGTTGGCATTCCGCAAGTGTGGACGGGACCTATCGCTAAGATACCATCAGGGATGGTGTTGTATGATGGTAGAGCCGTAAATATAGCTGACTATCCAAAGGCCTACGCGGTATGGGGAACCATGTACAACAATTTCAACGGAAGAACAACTCCAGACGGCCAGTTCAGAATACCCGATTTGAGTCACATGTTTCTTGCTGGATACGATGCAACAGATGATGACTATAATGCGGTGGGGAAAACCGGAGGCGCTAAAACAGTAGCACTTACAGCAGATCAAAATGGCGCGCATGATCATCCATATGGCCGATTGTATTTATTTGATAGAGGTGTAGATACTGGAGGGTATGGTTATAGGGTAGATCGCGAAGGAAAAGACACAACTGAAAAATCAGGTAAAGGTTTGCCACACGAAAACAGGCCTCCTTATTTTGTCATTGCATATATTGGAAGACTTGAATAATATACTAAATTATGGCATTACAGACAATTGAAAAACTAAAAACGTATTTTTTTGAGCACGCATATCCAACGTGGCAACAATTTCACGACCTGCTCGATAGTTTCCGACACAAAAACGATAAAGTTCCCATTTCTGAAGTTGATGGGCTTTCTGATGTTCTAAACGGTAAAGCTGCGTCTTCTGCTGTTGACGAATTGATAGAAGAGGTTAGCGGAAAAGAAAATATAGGTGTTGCTAAATCTCTTGTTGATGCTGAGGCTTTTAGTAGAGAGCAAGGAGAGGCAACTTTGCAGGCTGGGATAGATACTGTCAATAACAAAGTAGATAACGAGACAACAGCTCGCCAACAAGGAGACAATAATCTATCTCAAGCGGTTAGCGACTTGAACGCCGCTTTGGCCATTATTCAAAGTTGGAAATCTGCCATGACTGATGCAGATTCAGATAATGTTATTAATACTCTTACTGAGCTTCTTAATCTTGCTAAAAATGTGCCGGAGGGGGCAGACTTGGCCGCTTTGCTTGCTGCTAAAATAAGCACGTCAGACATTGTTGACAATCTAACAAGCGTATTGATCAATGCGCCGTTGTCAGCATATCAGGGCAACGTGTTAAAAGGATTGATTGATACGCTTAATAACAATTTGTCAAAAAAAGAAAATACAGCATCAAAAGGCATGCCTTTTGGTTATGCGGCTCTTGATGATGGAGGCAAAGTGCCGGAGGTCCAGTTACCAGCCTCTGCTTTGGGGGTTACAAAGTCACAAGTTATAACTGCTTTAGCATATACTCCAGAAGATGCTGCTCAAAAAGGTATGCCTTTAGGATATGCAAGCCTTGATGGTGGGGGTAAGGTTCCCGAAGCTCAATTGCCAGCTTCTGCATTGGGGGTTACCAAATCACAAGTAACTACGGCTTTGGGATATACGCCTGAGAATGTAGCTAATAAGGGCGTTGCCAACGGCTACACGCCTCTTGGATACGGTGCAAAAATACCAATGGTTCATATTCCAACCGACATACTTGAAAATATGTACGCCTATGGAGTGCTATGGATACCTTCAAATGCTACTCCTACGTTAATTCGTGTTGGAAATATGGCTTTACACGCCTCTTTGCCCATTCAAAACAAAATGCGTGGCTGTCTGCTCGACGATGCGGGCAATGTATCGATGTATCTAAATCCGACTAACTGGAATACCACTCTTGATGGGTCGAAAGGTCAGGTAATGGTTGAAATTCCAGAATATTACTACAAATGGTCGCAAGAGGGAGATAATCGTTCTATGATGATTTCTGAATTTCCATTACCGAGCTATAAGCATGCCCCGAAACGTTATATATCAGCTTACGAAGCTTCAATCCAGCGATCAACAGGCAAATTATGTTCTGTCGCTAATTCAGCTACGGATTATCGAGGGGGAGATAATACGAGCGCATGGGATGGTACGTACAGAACTTTATGCGGAAAACCGGTAACAAATTTATCGCGCACGGCTTTCCGGGCAGCGGCACGTCTTCGTGGTGTTGCATTTGATAATCCTACAGGCTGGAATTGCCTCGATTATTCATTATACAAAGATGTGTGCTGGCTATTCTATATTGAATATGCTACGTTTAATAGTCAGGCACCTTTTGCTGCTAAAGATTCAAACGGGTATTCTACTGGCGGACTTGGTGATGGCATCACGACTATGGCCGACTGGGGAACGTACAACAACTATAATCCGCTTGTCAATTGTGGAGTTACTGATTCTTTTGGCAATGGCTCAGGGGAAATAAATCGCCAAGTTGGAAATACAACTCAATACGTCAAAGCAAATCGCTACCGTGGCATTGAAAACTTGTTTGGTCACGTGTGGAAATGGGTGGACGGAGTAAACATTCCGGTTTTTGCGGGTGTGGCCAGTGTTTGTATATCCGACACTCCTGAATCATATTCTGATTCTACTTGTGAAGGATACGAAGGAAGGGGATCATTGCCCAGTTCATCCGGATACATGGTATCTCCGATATACACGACTCCCGAAAACAATGAGGGTGATATTCTACCTAATACAGTAGGCGGATCATCGTCTTCCTATTGGTGTGACTACTATTACGCAGACAACTCTTGGGATGGAATACACGGCCTTCTGGTCGGTGGTGCTGCGAATCATGGCGTGTATGCGGGGCTCGCTTACTCTAGCTCGCTTATTGCGCCCTCGTATGCGAATGCGTATATCGGCTCTCGCCTTTGCTTTATTCCGTAAGGCGATAGGCGAAGCGCGCGGCAAAATAATATAGGTTGGTTACTATACGTCAGTGGTAATGCGAATAATGGCGTGAATGCAGGGCTCACTTACTCAAACTCGAATATTGCGCCCTCGAATGCGAATGCGAATATCAGCTCCCACCTATGCTTAAATAAAACATAGTAACGACCTTGCCTCTTGGCAAAAAATATCATCAATAAAAGGCGTTAGTAGGCCATTGCCGAAAGCCCCGGACATTAAAGCAAAGCAAATGAAACGTTACGGTAATCTGTATGAGCAAATAATATCGATCGAGAACCTGCAATTAGCTGACGAAAAAGCGCGCAAAGGCAAATTGCGATCGTACGGAGTAATACATCACGATGCAAACAGGGAACAAAATATTACCAATCTGCATGAGCAGCTTAAAAATAAGACCTTTAGAACGTCAAAGTATGAAACATTTACCATATTTGAGCCCAAGGAACGATTGATTTTTCGATTGCCTTATTATCCCGACCGGATCGTGCACCATGCGGTTATGAATATTTTAGAGCCTATTTGGGTGAAAACGTTCACAACAGACACCTATGCGTGCGTGAAACATAGAGGTATTCACGGGGCAATGGTAAAAGTAAAAGAGGCTTTGAAAGACGTTGATAATACGCAGTATTGTTTGAAGATCGACATACAGAAATATTACCCGTCTATCGATCACGACATTCTCAAACAAATAGTTCGTAAGAAGATCAAATGTAAAGACACATTGCAGTTGCTCGATAGCGTCATTGATAGCGCGCCGGGAGTACCTATCGGCAATTATTTGAGTCAGTATTTTGCCAACTTATATTTGACATACTTTGACCATTATATCAAGGAGCAACTGAAGATAAAGTATTTTTTCCGCTACGCAGATGACATGGTGTTTTTGCACAAGGACAAAGCCTTTTTGCATGCGCTATTGGTGAACATTAATCAATACTTAACCGAGAACCTTAACCTGACCATCAAAGATAATTATCAGGTATTTCCGGTAGACGCTCGCGGAATAGATTATGTTGGATTTGTGTTCTATCACGGGCATACGGCAATGAGAAAGTGCATTAAAAAGAACTTTTGCAGAACGGCGTCCCGACTAAATAAGCGGGCAAATATATCCGATAAGGAATATAACCAGCGGCTTTGTAGTTGGTTTGGCTGGGCAAAATATAGCGATTCAAAACATTTACTTAAAACGATATTGAGATGAAGATAACAGGATTTGCAACAAAACCCGATGTGTTGAGGTCAGTAGGCAATCAATTAACTGCCTACAGATGGAACATACAGGAAACAACCGCCGAACATAACGGAACAACAACGCAGGGTTTCTCTGCATATGAGGTAATTATAGAGGGAACTGTCACCGCTTCAAAGATCAAACAGGCAGTCCTTAATGCAGTATGGGGGAAAGATCAGGAGGCAAAGTATATCAATGATTACAATGCCGCCAATGCTGGCATACTGGATGCTTCCTACATCGAAGTGTATAAAACATTCCTTACACAGCGAAAGGCTATTAAGGATCAAATCAACGCGGATTGTGAACTATTAAACATACCCGAATAGTGAAAAAATTCAGTGATTTAGGGGTTAAACCCGATGATGATAGAAAGATTTTTAATTGCCAACAGGTTTCTATTTCAGATGTCGTTAACACAGAAATAGAAGTAATTGATTTTATAGCTGACATTAAAACAAAATTTGGAGACAGTCGGTATTTGGTAAAGGTTCAGCAAGATGGGGTATTGGAAAAGTTTTTTACGAACTCTACAAATATCAAATCTACGCTTGATAAAATACCCAAAGAAGAATTTCCGTTCGTAACTACTATTAAAGCAACGAAATGCGGAAATGGAAAGATTTATCAATTTACGTAAACAATAGGCTTAATTAAAAAGCCAAGTCGCCATCTACAGGACTCTCACCTCCTGTAAATATTTAAGGTGCGGACACACCACGACAAGGCCGTTATACGGTCGGGTCAGGTGTGTCCGCACCTATTATTTTAAATTGTGAGAGATTGCAAAGGTATTAATTTTTTAGATATGATTTCAAATTATGTGCAGGCGCCTCTGCCTTTTCAGGGGCAAAAAAGGCGGTTTATCACGCCATTTAAAGAGGCTTTAAACGGGTTTCAAAATAAAACAATTTTTGTTGATCTATTTGGTGGTAGCGGTTTGCTGTCGCATACGGTTAAGCAAGCATTGCCCGGAGCAACGGTAGTATACAACGACTTCGACAACTACACGCAACGGCTTGACAACATAGCGCAAACAAACGCTATTCTGGACGATTTGCGAGTGTTGCTGGCCGACTGCCTACCGGATAAGAAGCTAAGCGATGAGCAACGCGTTAAAGTTCTTGATCGCATTCGTAAAGAAAGCGGATTTGTGGATTACATTACTCTTTCAAGCAGTTTGTTGTTTAGTATGAATTATGCAACAAGCCTTGAAGAGATGTCAAGGCAAACGATGTATAACTGTATCCGCAAGTCTGGTTATGCGCTTGCGCCTGATTATTTGAAAGGTGTAGAAGTGTTGCGAATGGATTATAAAGAGTTGTATCGAAAGTATAATGATGTGCATGGAATTGTATTTTTGGTTGATCCTCCGTATTTGTCTACAGACGTTTCGACCTACAATAAAGAGGATTATTGGAAGCTTAGCGATTATCTCGACGTGTTGCAAGTAATTCAGCATCATTCATATTTTTACTTTACGTCTAATAAAAGTGAAATAATTGATTTGTGTGACTGGATGGAGAAGAATATGGGGATTGATAATCCATTTAGAGAAGCAACTGTAAAAGAGGTGTATGCCAAGCTTACTCCCAATAGCAGCTATACCGACATGATGCTGTATCGTCTGCTGATCTGAATAAAAAAGGCGACCTTTGCGGCCGCCTTAAAAATGTACAATTTGTTTTGTAATTTTGTACAAATTGATTTTGCGATTATATTAATATCAATAATTATGTTGATTTCTTTTAATTTACTCAGACCAAGGTGGCGAAAGCTGAGCGTTTGTAATCGTGAATATATCATGCGAACAAAAACAACAAAGTCCTCTTTCGTCATTCGATGAAAGAGGACTTTGTTATTCACTATATGGCTTTTCAATGCCGGCGGTGACGTTTCGACGATTTATGGCTTTTTCCCGCTTTTGCTACATATTTTTTGTAAGCAGAAGATTGCGAAGATTTGGCATATTGATAATCAAACGATTTTGTTTTTGAAATCACATAAATGTCGTTGATTGGCATATGGTATGCAAAGTCAAATAACTTTTCGGGGTTTATAGCGTTTCCTAAATAACGGGTTTCGAAGTGGAGGTGAGGACCGGTAGAACGTCCGGTGCTACCACCCAATCCAAGAACTTCTCCGGCACGGAGCTGTTGGTTTTCGTGAACCATCACTTTGGATAAGTGACCGTAAACCGTTTCGAGACCATTGTCGTGACGAATCACAACGTAGTTTCCATATCCGCCGGCTTCGTAACCGGTAATACGAACGCGGCCATTGAATGCTGCGTGAACGGGATCTCCAACATTCAGTTTTAAGTCAGTACCATAGTGGAAACGATATTTACGCATCCCGAAATGAGAGGTAATATAAGTAGCAACGGGAGGCACATACTGCGAAAGATTCACCCGAACCGAATCAGGCAATTTGGAAATCGGAGTCATGTATGGGTTGATACGCCGGTTGGTCCAGGTTTCATAAACTCCGCTGGCCGGTATTTTTGTATCTTCTTCAGTAGCATACGGATCTTCTTCCTGCTGCATTTTTTGCAACATCAGGGTGTTGAGTGCGTTAATCTGACGCTGTACGTTGTCTACTGCGGCTATTTCTTTGTGGAACACATGCCTCGCCTTGACTCGCTTCTTCGCTGAAGCGTTTTCTGTTGTCAAACCGAACATAAATAGCCATACAAGGGTGAATAAGAATGCTTTCTTCATACTTGTTGGTTTATTGGTTAGTAAGTTCATCGGCGGTATACAATACTGGAGTAACTGCCAACTGATACGTAAAAATTTCTT